CCCTTCAGACCGCCCCATGTGGTGTCGAACATCTTGCGTAGAGAGCTATCTTTTCCAAACATCCCTAGGAGTTTTGCCCCTAACCCACCAAATAGTGAGTTATCTAATTTGGAAAATGCTTTCTTAAGTAATGATCCGTGTCTAAGTGGATTATTGTGTACATCCACCAGACCATGTTCTATATCCGCTTCGGTGATATATGTTTGACCAGTCTGACTATCTACGACAGGTTTAGTGATCTTAAACGATGAGGTGACAGCCTGACCATCATTGAAAACCACACCTTCTTCTTGTTTATTGCGAGACAGAAGAGGTTTACCTAATTCAACTTCATCTTTGCGATATACGTCTACAAATTTCCAATCTTTGGTAAGAGTCTTCTTCCATCCTGAAAGTTTATCACCAAATCTTTTCTTGGATGCAGATACTAAATCAGACATCTCTCCAGGAAGAGATTTTAAACTATCGTAAAGATGAGCCGATCCACCAATTGCGATATCACGAATGTTACCACCCCACTTGGATATATTTTCTCCAGTAGGCATCCATTGTTTGATTTTATTGGTAACACCACCGATACTAGGAAATTGTTTCTTCAGATAGTCACTGGCATAAAGTCCACGAAGATAAGTATCCTCACCGAATCCTTTAAGCTTATCAGGGATACTCTTAAAAGACCCTTTAAGTTTTCTTAATTGAGAAACTGTAAAGGTTTTTCCCTTGTGAGTTAACTCACCAAAGAATCCGGCCTTTTCACCTATGAATGATAATAACTTATCGTTAGCTTCAGAAGTATTTTGAGCTATACGCTCAAGAATATCGGGCACATCAAACTGGCGTTCGAAATGAAGTTCCATTCCATCAGCCAATTTAGTGATACCTTCAATTTTGCCTGAAGTTACTTGGGGTGTAGTGACAGTCTCTCTAGAACTAGAAAGATCAGATTTGAATTCGGCAAACATTCTCTGAAGATCAATTACTTCAACTGGAAGTGTTTGCTTAGTTTCAGCGATTATAACTGAAACAGGAGAATTGTCATTTTTGGTACGGGTTCTATCGGGAGATTTACCTCTGTAGATTGCAGATTTTGCTCTCCCTGATGTACCTCCCTGGTACCCCGAATATTCGTCAGGATGAGTTAATTGTCTCGACTTTACATCTCCTGTAAAATTGAGAATATCCTCACCGTTGTCAGACAAGAATGTATGTTTACCCGTAATGGGTTCAAATATGCTTTGAACTAACTGACTAGTGTCTCGTTTATTTTTAAGACTTTCATCAAAGCTAGATCTGGTTCTTCTAGATTGCGCATCTATTGCACCAGTAAAGTCACTATCAAAAGTACCTTCTTTGATATCTTTGATACGATTTTGGTTAAGGATGAACTGTCCTCCACGAATATCGAACAGATCCTTGAATAGATGTGCTTGACCTGTGGAGTTAAGATACTTAGGAAGAACGTCAAGATAGTCGTCCTGTTTCATCATCCTAATGATGTTATTGTCAATCTCCCCTACTGCAGGAGTAAGAAGAGTCTCACCATCGGGATAGATGATAGAAACAATCAATTTAGCTATAGACTGTGTATCACTGATCCCTGCAAATACTTGACGAATATAGCTTTCTTGAGCTTCAGTTAATTCTTCACCGTCAGAATAAGCTTTGATCGTTTTTGGAGCAAGAAGATATTTACGTGCAGATGAGTTAACTACGAATCTAGCAAGGTCCTGTACATTGGTATCGAATTTACGAATATCTGCACCAACATGCGAAGCTATACCGCGCATAGCTCCAACAGTTCTACCTACTGATTCATTGATAGTAGATTGTGATCCGAATGCTTCTTCAAACACTCTAGATCTTAATTGATCTGCAGTAGTAAACTCTCGTCGTAAATGATCGTAAGTTAAAAGAGGTGCATCTTGTCCAGTAGCTAATTTAGTTAGTAACTGTACACCTTTAGCAAGATATCCAGGAATGACTTCTACTAAGGAAGTGTGTGCTGCAGTAGTGTATGGATGAGGTACATCAGCATTATAAGCTTTGTTCTCTACATTACCAGCACCTCTGCTAAACCCAGGAGAAAGAATCTCTAATGCCATACCTAAGGGAGAACTCAGATCAGAATTTTCCTGAAGTTCTTTAACCTTGAGCATAGCTCGGATTTTAGCCTGCGATGCAAAATCTTCTAAGTTATTAGCATACGGAGATACGGCACCTTGACCAAAGTCGCCAAATAACTTACCTGATAATTTTCGAGCTAAAAAACTAGTAGCTTGTGATCCAACTAATCCTGCAGTTGTAGCGATGGCTCCCTTTTTAGGAAGACCCATCTCATCTTCCATCTGAGCAAAATCTGCATACATTTCTGCAGCATCTCCACCCATCTGGATACCTGAAGTAAGAGGATCAAAAACTTTAGTTTTAAGGTTCTTAACTATCTGTCCACCCCAACCAAGGACATTCTGATTGAAACGCTGGCTAACACTATTACGCATTGCCTGTTTCAAAGATTCACTTAGTTGCTGTTTCTGGATGTCCGGTAATCCAGTATTGTGTTTGATGTCTTTAAGATTTATTTCAAGAGTTGTTATGGCACCCTTGAGAAGTTCTCGTACATCAGTAGCAACATACAGATGGCGATATGCTAATTCTAATTGCTTCTTACGAAATGCAGTATCAACAACTTGTTTATCCATTCTCAAAAATTCAGTATGAGAACGAATAGTGTCAAGTATAGTGGTAGATTCTTCGTGACGCTTTGCACCTATGGCTCGATCAGCCATATTTTCAGCAAGGTCTTCAGCATTCTTCTCACGATCTTGCTGCATCTGTAATGCAAAGATCTGATTTAAGGATGCACCAATTGCTTCAGATCTGGAAGCTTCTACGTCTGCAGTTGACCGTACATTTTCGGCACTATCGAAGAATGTTTTAAGCTTAGTCTTAAGCTTAGCCGGAAGATAGTTTTCGTATCTGGGAAGGATAACCTTCCCAGCACGTTTAAGCTGCGCTATACTTGGACCAACATCTCTAGAAAAATTAGTTCTAAGAGTTTGAATATCTGATGCAACCCGCATCCCCTCGCTGACTAATGATTCAGAGTGGGGCATCTTGCGCCCAAGTTGAGTAGCAAACTTCTTACCTGCATCACTTGTGATACCTTCTAAACCACCGGAGATGATTTGACGGCTAGTGGATGCAGGTTCACGTGAAGATCTCGAAGAAGAGTCTGGGTCAAAATCAAAATCAAAATCCTCAAAATCACTTTCCCAGTCATCCATTTGAGAATCGTCTAGATTTATTTCATCACGCTTTTTAACCATGATTAGTTCCTCTTATCCTTTTTTATTCTTCTACAAGGATATTCGGGTTCAAATATGTCAAGGCAAAATACATAGAGGTGGTCAGCATAGTTGCTGCAAAAATACCATCTCTTTGTTGCTGGGTTAAATATGGTAACTTTTTGATAAGATCCCGGTCCCACAATCTTTCAGGTGCGAACACAGGACAGTCTTCTATAAGTTTCTGATTAACCAGATAGTCGTAAATATTTTTAGAAGGATCATCTACCCCTTCTAAATCATAGATGAAAAATGCATCGGGTTGAATCAGACTTTCTTTAGACAGTTTTGTAAACGGTGTGGATGTAAGTGCCACACGTACGGTAGCTTCTTTATTCCAACTTTCTGACTGTTGAAATAAATCCACATACTCCCGTTGTAAGGTCTCCAAAAATTCAGCAGATCTACCATGTAAATCAAAAAGATTAGCAAGATAGTTTTCTGGATCGAAATACAATATCTTTTCCTTGATTACGATATGGTCATTTTCATCACAAGTAGTAATAGGAAAGGTATTGATCCAGTACGAGATAGGTCCCGTATAACCGTGATGAACATTTCTGGTACGTATAAAGTTGTGAATTTTGGAAAACTCTAATGTCAGAGTAGTTGCAGGTGAACTACACAGAATCACATTTCGATACTGAGGATCATTCATGTACTCTCGAAGAGATTCGTCAGTCAGATGTAAATCAGGAAAACATCCTGCGTGGTCATACACCACACGGGAGTTATATTTCGAAATATTAGAAACGATATGATTGAACTTTTCTTTATCGGGATTAATCGTGGATGTTAGTAACACCATGGTACCCAGATAAAGATCCTGTAAATACTGTAAATCTATATATACAGTCTTAACCGGCTTAGTGATATCGCTCATTAACATGCCATTAAGTTTAGCGGCATCAAATGGAATTTCTGACATGATTTCTGCTCCCAGAGTATATACGTTTACATTCTATATCCAATCAGAAGTAATTAGAATCTTATGCCAATCCCCAATTTAATGGAGGAATATACTCACATGGAACCTACAAATCCAGTCAATTTATGGCAGCTAAATGTTGATCAATATATCACGGATCACAACTGTGGACAAGTCACATCACATCTGATTTGGGAACCTTCTACAACAAGACTACATCCCGAAGGTCTTTATAGTGAAGATATATTTGGAGAGATAGGAAGTCCCAGTAGAATTGTACGAATTGGTTATATTGCTCTTAATACCAGAGTATTTGTTCCGGGGGTATTTAAAAAGGTCACTGATCTTAAAGGATACTACCAAGACGTTCTAGCTGGAAAAGCATATGCTAAATTTGATCCTAAGTTAAAGGACATTGTACTCTGTTCACCTGAGACTCCTGGAGCAGATACAGGGTTTACATTTTTTATGGATGTATTTCCTAAATTAGTATTCACTAAGACTAAGTCTTATGCTCGTAATACTAAGGTAGATCTTGTCAATAAAGCTCGAGAAGCAAATGTTGCAACCACAGATAAATTGTTAGTACTTCCTGCTGGATTACGAGATCTTAGACAAGAAGGTGACAGGTATGTCACGGAAGATATTAACAAGTTCTATCTTGGAATCATGAGTTTGGGTAATGAGGTCCAATCGAGTGATGATCCTGAACTTTCTAGATTGTACGATGGTGTACGTTACACTATTCAGTTAAAGTGTTTTGAACTCTACAAAGAACATGAAAACTTCTTAGATGGTAAACGTGGGTTTGTCCAACGTAGATACGCTAGACGTGCAATAGGCTGGGGTACTCGAAACGTATGTAGTGTATCTAACCTAAGAGCAGCTTCGGTAGATTCTCCGTCTTATCACAAACACGATGAAACAGTTATTCCATTGTTTCAAGCAGCCAAGATGTTTCAACCTTTGGTCATCCATAATTTGAGACAACTCTTTTATGGTCAGGTATTTGATCAAGGTGCTCTGAATGTACCTGCTATCAATACAAAGACTTTCGATACTGAATACATTGAAGTTGCTCCAGATGAAATAACCAAAGCTCAGAGTTCTGAAGGTATGGAGTCACTCATCCAAATGTTCCAGAATATACACATGCGTAAACGCTTTGTTATTCTGAAGGATATAAAAGGTAAACACTACTACATGTTTTTAGTTTACCAAAAGGATGATGAAATATATCTACTGAGAGATAAACGAGATTTTATTAGTTTCATGAAATCTCAGAAGAATCACGATGTAGATGTGAACAATATTCGTCCTCTCACTTATGCTGAAATGTTGTATCTTGCTACATTCCGTGCAACTGAACGTAAGTTTGCTCAGATCACCAGATATCCGGCAATTGAACTTGGATCGACCTACCCTTCAAGAGTTAAGGTCGCTAGTACGGTACCCAGTAAACAGGTAAAGTTTAGTTCACAATACAAAGATGACTACTTTATCATTTTACCTCACTACCCTGATCTGAATTCTGATTTCCAGGATAGTCTTGTACTTCACGATTCTAGACTTAAAGGTCTCACTGCTGACTTTGACGGTGACACTATCTCAGCAAATGCCATCATGAGTGATGAAGCTGTGCAGGAATGTGAGGATTATCTTAATGATCCTAGAAGCTACATCAACCCTAATGGTAAGTTTCTTAACTCCGTTGCTACAGATTTGACTGAAATGGTTATATACAACTTAACTCGTGATCCTGACAAATAGACCTTAACCTAGATAAGGGGATTACTCCCCTTATCTAGTAGTTCCGTAATAATGACTTATTCTGCTTGTTCAGGAAAGATATCTGAAAGATCCGTGAATTGTTCAGTATAACCAGGAATGTTACTGATGGTAATATCCGTGTCGTGTAAATATGCAGCCACGACATTTGGATTATTCTCATCAGTACGCGGATCCCACGGAATTTCTTCCAGAATTACATTATCATCAGTCCGCAGACAGATAACCCTGAACTTCGGAATAACGTGATCTACGAGTGATCCATCCTCGCGTTTTACGGTATGAATTTCACCCAAAATTCGGGTATAGATCTCATCCGGGTAATGGAATGAATCTTCCATATCAGGGATTTTACCTTCACCATCTGTGATGAAGAAAGTCAATCGTTCTACATTCAAAGATATAGGTAAAATATTTCGATTGATCATCGAAAGATTCAGATCCCATGAATCTACGGGAAGTACCGTCATGGCACTATGGTACATCGCCAGAAGATACTGAATGATGATGTGAGGATCGCCCGAGTTAATGGTATCCATAACTCGCTGAACGATTTCCATAGATTCAGAAGTTTGTGCACTCCCTTTAAGCGTACCGGGTTTCAGGGTAGCATCCAATTGAATTAACCCGATGTCTTCTACCGTAGTTGTAACTACAGGATGTGACAGTAGATCTCCATCTACCTCAGTAGTAGGAAACAAAATGAAATACTTTCCATCCTGACATTTCTTAGTCCGATTACCGATTGCAAATGCCCACATGAGAAAACTCCTCTAAAGAGATAAGAATCAGTTGTAACCCATTCTTGTTATACCAGTTAATAAATTCATCCTCACTAGAATAAGTGATGCCTGTGTTATCGTCACAACATGTACCATCGTCGTACAAAATTAAGAATTTGGGAAGATGTGTTGGACAACATCCTGCAACATGAATAAGTTTCTGGGTTATAATAGGTTTTGACATATGCTCTCCAATTAGAGTAAGAGGTGTGTGGGATTACCACACACCTCTTAGAAGGAAGGAATGAAATCAGTTATCGGTACTGATGCCACCTAGTACTCAAACGTTGAATTTAGTTCCATAACCATTTCTCAACACTCCATTTTCTACAAAGAAACAGTGGGGTGTTTTATAGAAATCTTTAGGAACTTCACCAGTACAAAACTGATATTGTCCGGGAAGTAAAGACGTAGGTTCTACCGTAGTCACATAGTACTGAACTACGACATGTTTTTGTGTCTTCACATCTTTTTTGGTTGTGACAACTATCATTGTGTACACCTAGAAGAATGCAAGAACTTGTTTCAATGAAAGCTGGTTAGCAGAAGGCCCTGCAGTAATGTCAGCATTTATACGAATACGAATATCTGACGTTAAAGTATTGCGTTCTACCAGAGCATTGATGTACGCAGGAAGACCATTGTAGTTAAACGAGATACTACCTGCAAGCTTGTCAGATCCAGGAATAAACTCTATCTTAACTGGGAATCGAGAACCATTACGTTCTTCAAGATCCAGTCTCAGTGAACGCAGTTTGGTAATGTCAGTATCTTTCTCAAGAAGATGAACCAGTTCAAAATTCTTCCATCCAGAATCAGGACGGTTAAGAGCTTCTTCACCAGCCCACACAAGATGACCATCGGGGAAAGGTACGATATGGGTAGCTTGTGCACTATTAGGATTAAGAGTATCCCAAATGTGATTAGCTGCAGGAAGTGTGACGAGATTATCTTCAGGAGCAGATGCTTCTGAAACCGTAGATAACAGCTTCCATGCTGACTGTTTACCACTCATATCTTCTATTGCAAAAGTTTCTTCAATGATACCTTTCAGTCGGAATCCGAGCTGAAGATAAATACCAGAACCTTCTACAGTATTGGCATTCCAGATGATACGGAACTGAGGACGTATGATCTGCTCTATCTGAGAATAATCCTCAAAAGGAATATATCCCTTAGGATAGGTTGCAGATTCGCACGATACATCCAGTTTAGTGGTAGCATGATCAATGTTGACATTGATAGTAGCTAAGAACGAGAACTTCGTATACAAAGACTGCAGCCGAAGTTTCATCACATCACTTGTGAATATATCGTCCGAACCATCTACTTTATACAGCGAAGCGATGGTGTACCAATGTAGAGCATTGTCGACAGACATGATCTTTTTAACTAACGTAGACCCAGTAGTACAGTCACCACCAGAAGGACTCCCGGTAAGAGCAAGTGCACGCATGTTTTCCTCCAATTTTGCAATACGGCTTCTCATCGTCACCATTGCTTTAGCGTTAACAAGTGTTTCTTCAGTTACCAACTGGGAGTCCAGGATATACTTCAGAATATTGTTAATTGATTCATTGTGAGCACGAATATCATCAAGAACAACATCTCCACCATAGGCGTGATAGGTGATCTTTACTTCACCTACTAAATCTTTGATGAACAGAATGTGTCGGTATACCCCAGAGGTATTCGCAGTTATTCTTGTACGATGGAAATCACACCCGTCCACTTGATAATCCACACCTTCAACGAGAATATTCTCAGGAATAGATACAGTAGGATCTTCTACATCAGGATCTACCCTCTCAACCATAAGAGAATCCCGATAGTACGCACCACCTCGGGGGTGAATCACATGTATCTTGGTCGTGGTATTGATATTGTGAAATTCATTTCGGATAACATTTTCAGGTCTCTCTTTACGAGGATCTGCTTCAAGTAACAACGGTGACTTGGTATGTATGGAATGAATATCGTCTACAGGTGTAAGTAGATCATCATGATACCTGACTGTACGGATGAGATCATCCATAAGTTCAGGAGTGATGTTTAAGATCTCATTAGTAGGTTCAAGTGCGAGTTTACTTTCTATAGGTAATACTCGTTGATACGACATTTGAACGCGATAGTTCTGCGACCAACTCTTAACCATAGTGATAGACTTAACAATCACTTTATCAAAAGTAGGATCTATCAACTTCATACGTGACATTGTCGCATAATCGATGTCATCTTCACGTATAGCCCAATCTAAAAATTTGACTAAAGTGATATTGACCGTACCAAGTAAACTGATTTGTAATGTATCAGGATAGATAGGACTATCTAAGAACTCTAATTTCTGATCTTGTACGATCACTAAACGTAAATCAGAATCACGTTTATACATCGGATTTGTGGCAGTCAAGTCGGGAGTAAGATACATTTAACCCTCCTGGCGGTGTGCACGGAAATATGTTTCATACACAGCCAATTGTTCTTTAAGCTTTTGTATGTCTGCTCTTAACTTTTGGTTTTCACCATAGTAGTTAATGATCTCCGTTGCTGCAGTTTTACGATCAGCTTCTATAACTGCATATTCGGCATCAGTCAACCACACCGTACCAGTATTAAACAACTGTGGATCATTTGTAACCCCAAACTGTTTTGATATACTCTCTTTGATTATCTGAACAATGTGACTGATCTGTTCAGGATCTGCGATAGGTCCAACATTAACACCTATGGCAATCTTAGAGTATGGTTTAACAGTTAAATCTGGAGTATACAAAAGTACAGCTAAAGGTACATAGTAAACTTTAGTTGAGTCATCCACACTAACCAATTTGAGGATTGGTTCTTTGTTATATTTAGTTATATCTGTTTCTAACTCTTCTTCTGTTTTTCCTACGTGTTTATAGAGATCGTCGTATAATGACAATGCTTCATCGAGTAACTCCTGATAGGAATAGATTTTTACGACCTTATAAATACCATTTAAAAGATCGAATCCATCTATGAAGAAGAACTTATAAGTCCAATTAACTTGTAGTTGCATGTTACCTCCATATAACCACCGAAGTCTATGCATAAAATGACGGATACTTAAAATACAAATATATCTTGAGGGAGAGATATCTCTCCCTCAAGATGGAACTATTTTCTACGAATATGTTTCGGGTCAAACTGATCTAACTCCTCATCTGGAGTATCTTTAAGTTCTTCCAATTTCAATTGAAGGAACTTATAACACCCGTCGAGATATTTTAGACAAGTCTTAAGTACAGCAAAGCAGAGTGGTGCGGTCATAGTTACGAATACATTCTTAGATGCTTGCCAGTGATCACTAGTGTGATCAGGTATATTTTTTGCAATCATCAAAAATGAACAATATGCAGTTAGTGCACTCGAATCAGTATCGAACTTGATACCATCCACTGTAACACCATTATCGATAAGTAATTTGTGGTACTTATGAACTGTAAGTTCCAGATCTACTCGTTGTTGTGCGGGACTTGCTTTGGGTCTTATGAATGATGCATCAGTTGGAAGATCTCCGAGTGAGGTAATTAAAATACCCGGTTCATTATAAACCATATCTGTGGTCCAGTAAACTTTACCACGGTGATCCGGAACATAGTACCATTCTTCTTTATGCATATTCCAACATACTGCATATCCCACTTTAGGGGGAAGAGGAACTAATTCAGTACTGTTAACTGAGTTGGTTGAACATGTGTCTGTTTTACTATCGTAGCACAACTGACATACCGGTATGTACTCGTAAGGGTATATAACGTCGTAGTTATATCTCGGAGGTGGGTTGTTATTTGTACTCATTTCAGAATCCTCATCACTCAACAAATTTGGATCTTATCATAAGGGGTACATTCATATCATACCAGGATAGACTCTCTGGATGCAGTTCATCGACCACATCCAGAGAGTCTAAGTACTAATATCCTCGGGTTGCACACACTCTACATTTAACTGTAGTAACTGCAGTGGTGATACCAAATTCACTACCGCTGAAGATTCTGTTAGCTGCAAAGTTTGATGTACCTGTGATAGTTCTTAAGGTTTCTTTAGCCATAAGACTGGTCACACCCAGAGATTTGTTACCACCAGAATATAAGAATTCCCATCCTGGCCAACCCCACATATTTTCAGTATAGATGTAAGGTATAGCTAATTGAGTATCCCAACATGGATAAGGTAAACTTTGTTCATAGATACTATTGAGAGCAACCAGATCTCCGTTATTTACCGGAATCATAGTTCGGTTACCGAGTGCGTAGCTACTCATATTGACAATACTGCCACCTGAGATAGTCAGCATCCCGATAGGAACTCTACGGATAAGTACATCTTCAAAGTTGCGAACAGTTAATCTGAATGGGTCAAATAAATCCCCACCGTCCATAACTCGTTGCCAGACCATTTCCGCTACAAAGCAGGCCTGTGCTTGTGAAGGAGGAATGATTTTTGCAACCATGACTGGATGATTACCTGTGACAGGTATAGCTACACTAGTCTTTGTATTGGCAACAGTTTTAGATCCGATCAGAGTCATCTGCTCTAAATCATAAACCTCTCCACCATATATTTCAAACTTAACGTTACCACTACCTGAAATGAATCCCGAATCGATAGAAGGATACATCAATACAGCGTCAGTTCGAGTTGCACCCTCGAAGGTGTTACCAAGAATACTAGTTCCCGTTTTACGAGCACATACCGTGTTGATTCCACCTAAGCTACCATCGAACGCATTCGCCATCAGATCCATATCCCCTATAGGAGTCCCAGGGGTAATTGAAACATATTCAGTTTTTCTGAATGTTCCGATAAGCGGTCTGTTAGGAGATACATGAATAGTATCGACATTTTTGAAACTGTCGAGTGCAGCATAGATGAAATAGGATCCGTCAGGAAGATCAGTAACTGACCCGTATTTATTCTCTAAAAGAACGTTGGATATAGTTACTGCACCAAAGTCAGCATAAGCTAATTGAAGTCCAGGAAGAACTAAGATACTTCCAGCAGGACAATCAGTAAACTGAAGGCCCAACGTGCCTACACCAAGACGGCCAGAAATGGGATCCAATTTAACATCAACTTTTCTACCACTAGTAATGGGTGTAGTCAATGGAATGGTTTTAATTTCAGTTGCAGATGACCATACCAGTCCTGAGAATGTTGTATTTAAGATATCATCAACGTATATTTCACCAGAGACAGGGGAGTTTGATATTCCCCCCGTATAACTACCGAGATGTAACGCATCGAATGCTCGATTGGCATGTAACTTCATGTTTAATGTTTCAGTAGTGGATACTCCATTACTGAGCCATGAGTTAGATGCAGTAGTATTTTGAATACCGTTCCACATCTTCCATGCTTGATATCCTGCAGATTCAGAACTAGCAGTGATGATTCCATTCACTCCCCATGGAGTTGTCTGTGGAAGAAGTTTATCACTTACAATTGCGCAAGTAGGAGGATCACAATCCTCTTCAGTCCAACCATCAGGACGTAATCCTAAATTGGCTTGCATAAGTGCTTGTGCGGGAATGTTGATACCACTGCTACCAACGTTACCTGCAATAAATTGAATAGCCTGAGTTAGCTGGCTATTATCTGCCTCATTGGGAGTAATACCTGCAGCAAGAATAACGTTGACTATTTCTCTTTGAGGACCCTCGATAGCTTCCGCAGGTACTTTTGATCCCAGTATACCTTGAATAGGATCACCGTTTTGATATGATGCATTAGGATTTTGTGAATTAAGTGGGGGCTGAAATTTCATTATTAATCTCCTCCAGCTGGTTTGTACATACCATCTTTTGTAGAGAAGAAGTCCAGACTGGACTTCTTCTCTATGTGAATACAATTATGGAATCTGTGGCCACACAATTTTGGTCGGAAACCCAGGTTGCTCCGAAATACGTTCCAACGCATATGCGTAGCTATCCCATGCAACAATGATGGTGTTGATTTCGGTAGTATCAGCTCCGGATATCACTGCTGTGCGATGTCTACGTAGTAGCTGCATCATGGTAGGATCATAGACCTCACACATGAGTCGGTCACGTTCCGCACGGGCAGTGGCGACGAGTTCTTCTTCAGTAGGTGCAGGTGGCGCAGGGGGATCAACTGCCACAGGCCTACCGTTTTCATCAGGTTGGATGACCTTACCGTTCCCCTGTGCAACAAGTAGCGTGCGGTATTCTTCGGAGGATATCTCCATAGCATCGGCGGGGATGTTACTACCGTGAAGTCTGAGGTCAAAAAAACCTCGTTTTGAATGGCTATAATACATGTCAACCTCCTAGTTACCGACAGCAATCCAGAACATCCGGGTGTGGTTTGATCCAGCGTTATAATGACCTATTGTAAACTGGGATTGGTCGATGATGTATGTACAGCAACCACCGTTATTCCCGGCAGCATCGGTGGCGTCATCGCCAATTGCACATCCTAGCACTATCCATGCCGCATTGGGGAATGCCGTCGGGAATGTGACCGTTGCATACGCAGTTGAGTTTATGATTCCAGTTCTTCCCCACTGAAGGATCAGTCCGCCGGGGAATGCCTGATATCCTGTGGGTTCATGGAGTTTTTGCGCCCATGCTGCCCAATCCACCTTATCCCCGTTGATTTGGGCCACCTGATTGGCCAGAGCCAGCATATCCACCTG